AGGCGGCCATCATCGGGGCTTACTACGGTAAGGAAATGAAGCAACTGACCGCCGATGGTCGGATTCGCAACATCATCCCGGAGCCGCAGGTTGGCGTTGTGACGGCTTGGGACCTAGGGATGGACGACTCCACCTCGATCATCTTTGCCCAGTTCGTTGGCAACGAGGTGCGCATCATCGACCACATCGAGGACAGCGGCCACGGGCTGGCCCATTACGCGCGCCTGATGTCCGAGAAGCCTTACACCTACCTGACCCACGTCCTGCCGCATGACGCCCGCGTGCGCGAACTGGGCAGCGGTCTATCCCGCGTCGAGACGCTTGAGGGCCTCGGCCTGCGGAACATCATCATCGCCCCGAACATCCCGATCGAGGATGGCATTCAGGCTGTGCGCAACGGGCTGGCGCGCACGTTCATCGACAGCAAGCTGATCCGGTTTGCCGAGGCGCTGAGGCAGTATCAGCGGGATTGGGACGAGCGGTCAAAGACGTGGCGATCACGGCCCAGGCACGACCATAACTCGCACTGCGCCGACAGCGCCCGGTACCTGTTCGTCGGCTATCGGCCCGTTGAGGACGACTGGAAGACGCCTTTGCGCAGGGGTTTGAAAGGTATCCTATAACGTGATAGGGTAGCCCGAACGAAGGGGCGAGCGCATGGCAGATCAATTTGACTTGAAGTCATTGCTGGATGCTTTGATCTACGCTGAGAGCAATAATGACCCCATGGCTGTCTCCGACGTTGGCGCCGCTGGCCTGACGCAGATGATGCCAGACACCGCGATAAAGCCGCGCGATGACGTGCGGAACGTTTTCGACCGCGCGCAAGAGCGGGGCTATGACTTCACCGACCGCACGCCAGCCACTGCGCAGGGATTGTTGTTCGACCCCGATATCAGCTACCTGATGGGCGATGACTACCTGCGCGCCATGATTGATCTGACGGGCGGGGACATGGATCGCGCGCTGGCTGCCTACAACTGGGGCCCAACGAACGCGCTGCAATGGAATGGTCAGTTCGACAGCCTGCCGGTGCAATCGCAGGATTACATCCCGAAAATCCGCGCAAGATACGAAGACTTGACGGGCTCGCCGCTTCCGACCACCGGAACCTACGGCACGCAGCGCGTGACATCGCCTAGACCCATGCAGCGCCCGATGGGGCTTTTGGAAATGACACAATGAAAAAGCCAACCAAAGCCGGTGCCAAAATCACCAAAACCATGTCAGAGTTCAAGAAGGGCACGCTGCACGCTGGCGTTGACCCGAAGGGGCCGAAGAAGGCACCGATCGTCAAGTCGCACAAGCAGGCCATCGCCATCGCGCTGAGCCAGGCAGGAAAGGCGAAGAAGAAATGAAGGAACTCGTCAAGGAAATCTATGACGAAACTCCGCGCATTGTCGGGCCCGCTGACAACGAGCGCAACACCAAGGCGACCATCCGCAACTGGAAACTTGGCCCATCGGTGCCCAGCGAAAAGCCTGGCGCGAACAAGGCGTATTGGGCTGACATGGCCGACATTTGGGATATCGACGAGGCGGAAGCCCGCCGCCAGATGTGCGCCAATTGCGAATACTACAACAACACGCCGGAAATGATGGAAGCGATGGACCGCATCCCGTTCAACCAGTTTGACGAGGGTGCCGGCGGGCGCGGATACTGCCATCGGTTTGAGTTTATCTGCCACAACCTGCGGTCCTGCATTGCGTGGGAGCGCAAGGACTACGAAATGGAAGAAGATTGATGAAAACCCCGGCCTGGCAGAGATCCGAAGGCAAGGCCAAGTCCGGCGGCCTTAACGCCAAGGGGCGCGCGTCCGCCAAGGCTGAGGGCATGAACCTGAAGCCGCCGGTGAAAGCCGGCGACAACCCGCGCCGCGCCAGCTTCCTCGCCCGCATGGGCGGCATGCCGGGGCCCGAGAAGGACGAAAAGGGCGAACCCACGCGCCTGCTGAAATCTCTGCAGGCATGGGGCGCGTCCAGCAAGGCCGACGCGAAAGCTAAGGCCAAGGCCATTTCGGCCCGCAATGAGGCGAAGAAGAAATGAAACCTGTTGGCTACATGCTGAACACATATGACGAGTACGGGCCGGAGAATATCGCCTTCTTTCCGATCGATGCTGATATGTCTGAGGCACTGGCTGAATACTTCAAAGCGAAAAACTTCTATGAGGATCACTTGAGTGAGAGCCAAGATGGCCTGCAGGAATGGTTGAGCGACCCGAACCGGTGCTACAATAAAGCGAAAGACCTATGCCGTGGGTGGGGCGGCGTGCAAATCACAGAGTTGGCAGCCAAATGACCATCACGAATTACGGCACGCTGAAGACGGCCATCGCGGACACTTTGAACAGGGACGACCTTGCCTCGGTCATCCCGCAGTTTGTGTCGCTGGCCCAGGCGCAGTTCAACCGCAAGATCCGCTCGCACCGCCAGATCACGCGGGGCAGCCTGACGATTGACGCGCAGTTCGAAGCCCTGCCAACCGATTGGCTGGAGACGATCCGCATCACGATGGACGCCAGCCCGATCCGGGTGCTGACGCAGATCAGCATGGACGACCTGACGCGGTATCGCACGGCCATCGACAACACGACGGACGCGCCGGTTTACTTTTCCCACAACGGGACCGACATCGAGTTGTTCCCGACGCCGAGCACGTCCTACACGGGCGAAATCACCTATTACGCCAAGGTCACGGCGCTGTCGGCGGACGCGGACACCAACTGGCTGCTGACCAATCACCCCGATGTATATCTTTACGGATCTTTGGTGCATACTGCTCCGTATTTGAAGGATGATGCTCGGCTCGTGGTATGGGCTGGATTGCTGGCCCAAGGCATGAGCGAGATCGAAGATGAAACCGCCGCGGCCCGGTTCGGATCGCCCTTGCGCATGAGGATGCGATAAATGGCTGACTCAACGACTACGACGTACTCCCTGGTGAAGCCGGAGGTTGGGGCCAGCGCGGACACTTGGGGCACCAAGATCAATACGAACCTCGACAGCCTGGACGACCTGCTCGACGGAACGACCGCGATCAAGCCGAACCTGTCGGAGGGTTTGTGGAAGATCGGCGGGACTGCGGTCACAACTACTGCAGCCGAACTGAACATCCTGGACGGAATCACCGCCAGCGTCCGCCAGTTGAACAGTTCATCCGAAGATGTGAACTCCGAGAACCGGATATTCAACGGCGATTTCGGGGTGTGGCAGCGTGCAACGAGCGGCACGGCAAACGGATATACGGCAGCAGATCGGTGGGCCAACGTCTTCGTCGGCGGCACCGTTACGCAGGCGCGGCAGGCGTTTTCTCTTGGGGACGCGCTCGGCTCCACGCAACCTACGTACTTCCTGCGGCAGACTGTAAGCGGGCAGACACTTTCAACGCAGTACGCCAGCACCGTTCAACGCATTGAGGGCGTGCGCAGCTATGCTGGGCAAACCGTCACAGTTCTGGGCTGGGTTAAGGTAACGTCTGGCACCGCGAATATAGCGGTCGAAGCGGTGCAGAACTTTGGCACGGGCGGATCCCCATCGGCAGACGTAACGGGCATATCTTCGACCACGGTACCCCTGACAACCTCATGGGCACCCTTCGCTGTTGTAATGGCTATCCCCTCAGTGGCCGGAAAAACCCTCGGGAGCGGCAACAACGATTATCTGGAACTGAACTTTTGGACCTCCGCAGGCTCCACCTTCAACGCCCGCACCAACAGCCTCGGACTGCAAAACATCAGCGTTGACCTATGGGGCATCCATATCCGGCAGGGTACGTGGACCGCAGCGGACGCAGCACTATACCGGCCCCGCGATCCGGGGACTGAACTGGCGCTTTGCAAGCGATACTTTAACGCAGTCAACCAGTCTGGCAGTTATAACTGGTATGGGGACGCGACGAACCGTGGCGCGCCCATTTGGTTCTCGTTCCCTGAAGAAATGAGGGTGGCCCCAAGTACTACCTCTGCGTTTAGCGGGTTGTTCAATGCGTCTGGCGGCACCGTAACGGCAACGAAGTCGGCCATGTACGCATATATCGGCAACACCTCCGCAGGCGGCGCGTCCGCGACTTTCACGGTCGGCACCTTCGACGCAGAACTGTGAGTATCGCCATGACCACCACACACGCGGCGTCATAACAAATGGCCGAAGAACCTCGATTCGAGCGCATGGAAAAGCAAATCGACAAGCTTGGCGACAAGATTGACGACTTGACCAAGGTTGTCACAGTCATGGCCAGGATTGAGGAGCGCATGATTACCCTGTTCAAGCGCATGGAAACCTACGAATTCCGGCACGACACGTTAGACGGCCGTCTAACAAGCGTAGAGCAAAACACCACGCAGCGGGGCGTAGTCGATCGGGTTCTGGAAAAGGGTTTCTGGCTGGTGCTGGGCGCTGGGATGGCTTTCCTCGTCAAGGTATTCGGAGAGTGATATGCGCCCGCTGAATGAGATCATCGTTCACTGCACGGCAACTAGGCCAGACTGGTGGTCCACACGCACGACTGGGCAGAAGGTGGCCGAGGTTAGGCGCTGGCACCTTCAGGATCGCGGGTGGTCAGACATCGGGTATCACTTCCTGATCGACCGTGACGGAACAGTTGTAGCCGGTAGGCCACTGCAGACGGTCGGAGCGCACACACAGGGCCACAACACCGGCACGATCGGCATCAGCTTGTTTGGCGGCCACGGGTCAGCCTCAACGGATGCGTTCTTCGAGCATTACACGCCGCAGCAGGACAAGGCGTTGCGGGATTTGATCGCGCACCTGAAAACAAATTACCAGACGATCACCAAGGTCAGCGGCCACAATGAATATGCGGCCAAGGCCTGCCCCGGGTTCAATGTGCCGACGTGGTACGGGGCCCAGTCAACCACCCCGTCGCGCATGTCGCGCCTGGCTGCATTCCTCAAAGGAGAACCAAAATGACACATGAACAGTTCGGCGGCATTGTCCGCGCGCTGGTGGCCGCTGCAGGGGGCTACTTCGTCGGACAGGGCCTCGTGGATGCCGAAACCATGATGACCGTGGGCGGGGCTATTACGACGCTCGCAGTGGCCGTCTGGTCGATCTACTCGAAGAAGAAGGTATGATCGCACTGCTGACCATCACGGTTGTCCTGATCGTGATGGTCGTCCTGTTCGCCGTGGCCACGGGCCGGAGATCTGGCAGAGACGCCAAGGAAACACTTACGGCCGTGCGCAAGGCGGGGGAAATCGAAAATGAAATTGAGGCTCTCCCTTCTGATGCTTTGCGTGATCGCGCTCGGACCTGGGTGCGCAAGCCCAAGGGGTGACTTCTGCGACGTGTCCGCCGCGATGTACTTTGGCGGGGATGATGTGGTAGACTGGCTTTCAGTAAATGATGAACCGCTCCTGCGCAGCATCGTCACCCACAACAGTCTGGTAGAAACATGCCGCTGATCCCTCTCCAAGTTCCGCCAGGCGTTTACCGCAACGGCACC